TTACGCCGTCTAAATTCGCGTGGTTCATCTTCTTCGTCAAGGAGCGTGCGAATAAACCCACCTCTACGGAATCTCATCATCGCAAGGGAAACAGAGTCAACGTAGTCATCATGTTCACCAGCAGGAAAACTTGCAACTTCTTCGATTACTTCTTCAGCCCATTGAGTATTCGGAACCCACACTCTACCACTAGCAAATAAGTCAGACACCGCATTTAATCGAGAGATCTTGTCGTTACCCTTTGACGGTGTAAACTCTTGAACAGGAATACCCATCGCCCGCATCTCGTAGATCAGCGGTGCCCCAGATGCTTTCTTCTCAATGATTATTGAATCAGGTGCCCAGTCCCTGTAATGCTCAAGCGCCGACTGTTTTAGCTCAGGAAACTCCATACGCTTTCTAAATGCGTTGAGCATGATGATATTGGCTTGCGCTGTCCCCGTATCGTCCGGGTGGTAGAACACACCCCAGTGTGTACAGGCTGAATAGTCAGCCCGGTTGTGTTTTTCAAACGCCGTATCCCATGACATCAGTGTGAAATCACAGTTTGGGGGGTCATCCTTCTCCCACACTTGCCACCATTCACGTTTTATAATGGCAGAAGTCTCAGATGTGGGGTTCTGCTGGTACTGAGCCATCCATTTTGAGTGCGGCAGCTCATTTCGCAGGGCATCTAGCTCTTCATAGGGCCAAAACTGGGGCCACAGGGGCTTACCCGAGGGCAAAATGGCCGGAAACTCGATAACTTCCCACTCTTCACCCGATCTTTGGGCGCTTGCCTTCAATACTTGCCCGGTTGGGTCACGTTTAGACCACCGAGTCATCACTATTATGATCGCTCCCCCCGGCTGGAGACGCTGTCGTGGCCCTGATGTGTACCACTCGTAGGTTTTGTCGTAAATTTCCGGGTTAGTTTCCGCTTGAGCAGCCTCTTGTTCGCTATGAGGGTCGTCAATAATGAGAATATCCGCTCCTTTACCGGTGACAGCACCGCCCACACCGATAGCAAAATAGTCTCCACCCTTGTTTGTCGCCCATCGCCCAGCCGCTTTAGAGTCAGCTTGAAGTCCCACGCCCGGAAAAATATCTTTATACGTGTCCTGATCAACAATGTTTCGCACCTTTCGTCCAAAGTTCACAGCAAGCTCGGCTGTGTGGGAAGTCTGAATGACTTTTTTATGGGGAAATTTGCCTAAGAACCATGCTGGTAACAGGTAAGACGCAAATTCTGACTTGGTGTGGCGTGGCGGCATGTTAATAATTAGCCGTTTTATCTTGCCTGTTGCTACCCGTTCAAACGCATCTGCCATTTTTTTGTGGTGTGCGCCATGGATGAAGGAAGGCCATACCCGGTTAACAAAAGTCATGAACGAATCTTGGGACCGCTGGGACGCTTTACGTTCCTCAAGCTCACCCATCAACTCAAAGACACGCATCTTCACTTCCTTTGGAAGCGATGCTAATAGATCAGGGTTTTCCCTAATCTTCTCTAAGAGGTTCTGTGGGCTGTTCGTCATTAATTTCTTCGTCGTCCGTAAACCCAAGCTCAGCATCCAGGTCAATCTCTAGGGGACTTGGGGACTTTGACATTAACTCATCAAGCTCATCAAACTCGTTAACTTCTTTGGCTTCTACAAGAATAGCCTCACCAACATAACGCTCTAAAAGCCTAGCCAACTCAGCCTCGATCTCTTCGGCTGGCTTCTGTTTAACAGTGACTTCGATCTTGTCAGAGAACATATTTACTTTTTTGCCCAACAACTCAAGTGCTCGAAGCCGCTTTCCGGCGTCCTCGTTCTCAGTCTCTTCCATCAACCTGTTGGTCACAAAGTTAGTGATCCGTCTCTGGGCATCCAAGAACTCATGGTCGTAAATAGTAAGCAGGGACTCTAATTTAAGAATAACGGCGGGCGGTGTTTTCGCCACACTAATGGGCTTTTCAGCCGCAAACAATTTGTGTGCTTCTTGGGAGACGGAGTCGTCCATCTCAGGTGCTTTAGCTCCAGACTCGATCAACTCAAGGATTGTCTGACAGGCAGCTTTAGCACGGTCACGGAACGTCTCAACTTCCTCTGGCGTAACGTCAAAGGGAAGCGGTATTCCTACTTCAGGCGTAATAACTAATGGCATCGGAGGAAACGAGACTCCAGAAAATTAATAGGGGGTGCGTTTCGATAGACGAAAGCTAACAGATGCCTGGGAATATTACAAGGGGGGAGGGGGGCCGATTGCTTTGCTTGTCTACGAGGATCTACAGGCTATTTAACGTCGCCGAGCCGACGCGACCCCCCTACAAAAAATATATACCAAAAGGAGACGGGACTCCAGAAAAAGGTAAGGGGGGGTTTTCCATAATACAATATTTTACACTGTATAGGAAATTTCATTGGGGGGTGGCCTAATGTGCAAAACACACACGTAGTCAGCGGGCGGGTCCCATCACACACATTTGGGGGGTGGGGGTCACTGGCATCGGCTGGCAAACTTCACACTGTGTGAGATTTGCGCCGAATGAAAATACCATTTGACAATCTCATAAAAGTATGAGATACTTTAGTCACTGGGTCGCATGGTGTGACTCAGACAACCAAATGGAGATTTACAAATGACTACACGTAAAACAAGCCGTAAGCCCGCCGCTAAGCCCGCCGTTAAATTCGACGCCATCGCATCGGCAAAGATAATCGGCGATAACCTAGGCCAAGCCGCCGCCGCCGCTGACGTACTAGGCGCCGCTACTATTAAGATCAATGAGCAGGTAAAGGCCATGCGCGGCGCTAAGGTTAAAATCGGCGGCTCGCGCCGTACATGCCCAGTAGCGGCGGCTGTATATGACGCGATGCCCGCGCACCTTAAGGCCGGTACCAAAAATAATTACCTTACGGCGATTCGCGCCGCTGTTAACGGTAAGGCCGATTTTCAATTTCCTAACGGCTCTGCCAAGGCCAAGGGTGCGAAGGCCAAGGCCAAGGGTGCCAAGGCTAGCGGTGGCACTATTATGATCGCGATTAGTTCGGGTGCCAAGGCAAACGATGCCGCCGCTAAGCTTCGCGCCGGGTTCAATAAGATGAAAGACTCAGGCGACGAATTAGCTAAGCTAGCGGCTTTCCTGATCGACGCACTCGACGACGCAGGCCACACCGCCGAAGCCGAGTAACCAGCACCACCCTTCAGACCCCGCTTCGGCGGGGTTTTTTTTCGCCCTGATTTTCCCTAAAAATTTTTTAGGGAACTGGTGTCAGAATGGTAGGTGAGGGTTGGCGGGCGCGGGGCACGCACTCGCGTCATGCGAAGTTGGTGAGAACGTGTTGCACGTGCGTGGGTGAGCGAGGGCGGGCGGTGCGAAACCAGTTCCAGCAAGGGTTTGTGGGTTAGTTGGCAGGTCATTGTCAAACTTCACACTGTGTGAAGTTTCATGTTCTCTCGAAGGAACATGAGCAAGTCATTGATTTATAAGCATAACCGATTGTAAATGTTCTTAATTGTTCTTACGCGAGGTACAATATGCAAGTCATTGATTTTGCACAAGTTCTTGTTCTCAAAAGTCCTATAAATTAAGTAATGTTCTAAAAATATATATAAGCACACCTACTCAGGAACATGAACATTTGACTTTTACAATAATCTTTCTTTTACTTTGTCAGAGAAAGAGAACTCCGGAAGGTGTGTGTTTTTCACAGAACATTTAGAACAAATGACACTATCGCACCCAACACCATGATCTCATTCACATTTCACCCGTACTTTCAGACAGAACAATTCAGAACAATGCAGAACAGACCCCCATTTGCCAGTGTAAAAAACCACTAGAAACCACTTGACATACATACTAGATGTATGAGATAATAGAGTCTCAGTTGGAAATTCATCTCCGACTCGCTCTTTAACAATCAAAGTCAAATGCCACGGGGTGCGACACAAACCTCCAAACTTCACACAGTGTGAGGTTTCCCCAAGTCCCGTGGTGCAGAGTAGGCGTAGGGACTCATCAAGTTATTCGCACGAGTTCAAGTCTTTATGTAGGTCATGGTCTAGTAGACGCATGGTCTGTGTGTTGTAGGGTTCACCGTAACCCTTAGATCCTAACTATCCAATCGAGGACAGGCACACAGAATGGCATGAGACAGAGAGCTTCGATCCCCTTGAATGACAACCCCGAGCAGTATCTCTGCGGGTAGCAAGTGACTGGCAATCCTTGACTATCCCTCCCCGAACACCACACAGGACTGCAAAACGAGCAGAGGGGAAAGCCACGGGCGTGGCGAGAAGTGCGTTCATTGGGAGCGTGCTTCTTTACATGCCTGTAAACATCTTTAGGAGAGTGACATGACACAAATCACACATACACTACACGACCAGCTTGCCGCATTGAAGGGCAAAGTCAAAGTCAAAACCGTTCCAGCAGTCGAAGTGCGCAGAGCCAAGACATGGCGTAAGCGTGACGAGGTGCCGGGTGACGGGCAGATCGAGTGGGATGTGCAGTACGTGAAACCCCATTGGGAGTGCTTAAGTAAAACCGAACGGGCGCAGTAT